TCCTGAAAACAAGGAACGCTTATTGGAAGTTGCCAGAATATTATCAGAAGAAGTCAACTATCCTTATGTAAGGGTAGATTTGTATAGTATCAATGGAGTAATCTATATCGGGGAGCTGACTCCCCATCCTGGGACTTTTGCTTTCTACCATCTTATAGATTATTGGGATAAATATCTTGGAGAGTTATGGAAAAGAGCAGAAGGAGAATTAAGCAATGGATAAAAAAATAATATATTATATAAGCCGATGGTATACAGGAACAGCATATAAGAATATTAATCTAATGAAGGATAACTTTGGGGGAGAAATCATAAAAGACGATGTGGAGCATTTACGAAAATCCATCCAAGGAACGCACCCGGACCTTTTGGTCGTTAGAGGAGACACCAGGACCGACTACAGATACGCCATAAAATACCGGATCCCTTATCTCCTGATAGAGAACGACGTAAACAGCATGAGGAGAGGGAAAAACAGAGAAAATCTTGTATTCGAAAAACACCGGATGGAGAATGCAGCAGCCGTTATTTTTACCAGCAAGGATCATCAGATATACTACAAGAAAAGAGCGGAAGAGAACGGATGGAAGATGCCTGAGAATATAATAATTCATACCAGGCCGTTAAAAAAGGATATCGACTTTGAGCCGTTAAAAAAGAAAGCCGGCTTGAACCTGGTTTATGCCGGAGGAATTATTTCAGCCTGGCACAGGAGAAAGAACCACTTCGGATACAGAGCATACCACGAAATATTTAAAAGTTTTATAAAAGCCGGATGGAAAGTACACATTTATTCAGCAAGTTATAACACCGGGAAATTATCGGAATACAAGGACATAGGCTGCAAGGTTCACGAGAACCTACCATACAACAGCCTGCTCCAGGAGATGAGCCGATACACAGCAGGCCTGCATTCATATAACCAGGAAGGAGTACCAGAGGACGCTTATGGGTATACCCAGGTTTGCAAAGGGAATAAACTTTGGGATTACCTGGCAGCCGGAATCCCGACCATAGGATACCAGGGAGGGAACGGAATGAAGATATATAATAAAAAATGGGGATTAGTTATTAACGATTTGGAAGAAAAGACATTAAAGAAATTGCCGGGAAGATTAGCAAAGATAAAGATTACCAAAAGGATGAGAACAAGCAATGTCATGGACAGGGATATTAAAAAATACGAGAAGATAATAAATCAGGCCATAAAAGCAGGGGAAGCCAAAGCAGCTATCCAGGAGGAGCCGGAAAGATACAAGAATCCAAATAACGAGCCTTTCCCGAAATTGATTATGGTCACCAACAAGGGACCAAGAATGATATCCCGAGCGAACCGTATATTTTTAGCTTACAGTACGACGGAGCCGACCAGAGTAAACGAAAGGGAATTCAAAGAGATAAAAGCACACGTTGGATTAAAGATAAAACATTTGGATTAAGGAGAATAAAATGTTAGAACTAATGTACCGGATCACAGGAAAGAATTTATACCACGAAAGAATAAGCCGAAGGAATTGTCATTTTAAAGCGGAGGAAACGAAAACATACACCGTAGGGGAAAGAGCCATGAAAGAAATAAGAGCCTGCAAGAATATACAGCTTAAAAATGTGGTTTATATCTGTCCCATCTGCGGACATGAAAGCAAAACCCGACATGGCCTGATGACTCATATATACAAAATGCACCCAGGGGAAAAATATAAATATAAGGGTAAAAAGTAAAGGAGGAGATATGGCTAACCAATATTATTCCACGGTGGCAGCCGTTATTAAAAACAGCGGAGCAAACTACCAGAAATTAGGATTATCTGGAAAAGCAGAACTTGAAGAAATGATAGAAGAATGGTTAGAGCAGATTTACAGCATGATAAACCGGGACCGGGGAGGAGACCTTTTAAATGACCTTTCATTCGGAGAAAAGAAGGTAGTTGATTACGGAGTAGAATCCTGGAATGAACTAACCGTGCCAGGGATCACCGTAGCGATAGAGACCGACCCGGAGGAGTTACCAAAATACCAGGAGAGTTATGCCGTTAACCAGATCCAGATAGACAACACGATCGTAGGCACAGGAACCATTATAGCCAGCAAGGAAATAGAAGAGGGAAGAAGGGATTTATCCAACGCGAAAATGTTGCAGATTAAAGTCAAGCCATATGTGGACACCACAGCCGGAGACCTCCAGCTCCTACTTTCGAGCGCAGCGGAATGCGGGACCATAATAAAAACCGTAGATTTTCCAGCAATGATAGATTACGAATGGAAATTAGTAAATATATATTTAGGGAACGACAGCAGCCTGGCAGAAATAAAGAGCATAGGACTTAAACTAATAAATTCCGTAGGCAGCTATTTATGGGTAGCAGATATTAGAAAAGTGGTCATGCCAAAGGCGATAGACAACATAGCAATGAGAGCCTGCACGAATATGGTTAAAATAGCCTACGCGACCCGGGAATCATCCACAGTAGGGATAGAGGGCCTGAACGCCACCATGTTCGATAGTAAGGTTTTAACAGATTCATTAAAGGAAGAATTGGGAGCATTTTACAAAAAAGCGGATTTTAGTTTTTCCACAGTTATAGGGAAAGTAAATCAGATAACAGACTACCCGGTAAGCGAGGTAGATTAATGGAATCGAAAATATATATTGACCCGGAGCAAATAAAAAAAATAATGGCCATACCGAAAGACGCCGGAATAACAGCTTTTAAATACCTGGCCACCGAAGCCTGGGGAAATATAATAAAGGAAGCACCCGTGGACCACGGGAGGCTGTCCGGAAGTTTTCAATTAAATAAAGTAAATCATTTTAAATATATTATTCATAGCGGAGTAGAATATGCCTTAGCCGTAGCAACGGGAACCGGGATATACGGACCCAAAGGACAGATGATTCATATCGAAGCCAGGACAAAACAATGCCTTCATTTTGTCTGGCAGGGAATGGAGATATTTGCGAAGAGCGTAAACGTCAAAGGACAGAAGGCAAATCCATATGACAAAAGAGCTTTTGAGAAAGCCGAGAAAAGAGTGGACGAATTTATAACAAGAGCATTAAGGGAGATGGGAGAATAATGCAGAATAAAACATTTGAAGATGCCGTTGACGAGATCCTGGAAAAGATAGAAGATAAATTAAATGATGCAAAGCAGGACGGAGGAATATTAAATGATGTCAAGACTTTAATTATGGGACCGAAGACGGTACAGAAACCGGAAGCGCCAGCAGTCTGGATAATGCAGGGAGAAACGAGCATAACCACTTCGACCAGGCTAACCATGTGGGAAAGCTGGGAAATGGATATTGTTTGCATCGGAGTAGTTTACAACGCGGAGGAAGGAGCAACCGGCTTCAAGGAAGCGAACAGCCTGGCAGCCAGAATAAAAAGAGTTTTAATGTCTGACAGAACATTAGGATTCGGACACGGTTCATTTTTTACAGATATTAAGAGCAAGAAATTTGACGGGAATAATCCGTATTTTAAAAACGGGAATTTATATACAGCAGTTTATACTTGCACGGTCGTATTTACGATAAAAGAATAAGAAAGGAGTGAAAACAAATGCCAACAGTAAGAAGATACGCGGGATTAATAGAAGAAGGAGCCTTTAACGAGAGCCCGGCACCGGACGCAAAGTTTCATATTCAAATAGCATCCTCGACTTTGGATGTGCCGGACGACCCTAACCTAAGTTTCGAGGGAGGATTATACAGAGGGAAAACCAACAAGCAGCCAGGATATTACGTCCCGGCCGGAAATATTGTTTATCCCATTGATATTCGTTCATTTGGTTATTTTATTAAATGGGCATTAGGGAATTACGTATTCACCGACGGAGGAGTAGGAACGAACACCCATGAAATTTATGGAAAAGAAGACAATGCCTTACCAAGTTTTTGTGCGCACATAGGGAAGGACGGATTAGGAGAGCATATATTTTCAGGACTTATAGTCAATAGCGTAGAGATAACAATAGAATCAGATTACATAATTTTAACGGTTGATTGTATAGGAGCCAAAGACAAGAAAGCCACCATAAAAGCGATAGCAGACTTAACCCTTTTTACGGAGAATATGTTAAGTTTCATAGACGCGAGCATCACGTTTGGAGGAGGAGATTATAATTGCAAAATAAAATCAATGACCCTAACCATAGAGAACAACGTAGACTCAGATTCCGGGAAGGGAATAGGGAGCAGATTCCCTTGCCGTTTACCGGTAGGTGCGAGGAATGTCAAGTTCGCCGGAAATTTATACTTCGAAGATGATACGGAATACCAGAAATATTGGGGAGCAGCCACAGGACCATCAGATGACGGAATGTCAGATGAAGAAATAGTTATTACCATAGATTCCGGGACGGACGGCAGCATTGAATTTAAAATACCAAAAGCCGTTTATAACAGCTTGGCAACTCCACCTTCCGGACGAGAAGAAATTATACAAGCATTTACCGGAGAAGCATTGGTTGAAGAAGTTACCCTGGCAGATGCAGTAACAAAAATCAATACAGAATTATTGGTTACCATAGAAAGTAATAATGACGATATGGATGACGACATATCCAGCTAAAAGGATACCAAATAAAATAAAGGAAGGAATAAAATGTCAAAATTATTAACCAAAGAAGAAATTTTAAGAGGAGCGGACAAAACAGAGACAATCTTTATTAAGGAGCTAAACGGAGAAGTAGAAATAAGACAATTAAACGAAGCGCAATGGGCCGAGATAGAATCCAAGACCGGGATCACTTTTGATATGAAGGTACCGATGGGAAAGGACGGGAATCCGGACATCGCAAAAATGGGTCAGGACGTCAAAATGAAATTAGAAGTTGACGAAATACAGAAGAAAACCTTCGAGGCAAATATCCTGACTTGCAAATACGGGATGGTCATGAAAGTAACAGAGGAGGAATTAAAGAAGATTACTCCACCCGGGACCATAGAGAAGATAGCCGGAGCAA